GCGCCAGTGCTTGGCTTGCTTTCAATCGCATTCACTACACGCAACGAGCCGGATGATTGCGTTGCATTTACGTAATTTTTGACAGGCACCGCAAGACTTGTGCTCCAATTAACACCAGGCAAATCTGTGCTTGGATTAAATACTTGCGAAAAATTTATTGTGCCGTACACACCAGCAGGCTTCAAAATTTGCAACGCGGGTAATAGCCTGTCGCGTAGTGTCGCCGATAGGCCAGGTATCTCGACACTAAATGCTCGCCAAACGTACAGACCCAGCAGCTTCGGAATACGGATAGAGTCTTCTGTCAGTCGCACTACGTTAATTGGCAACGTTGTGAAGAAGCGAAAGAAGTTTATGATCTTGTCGTCGCTGTTCCCACTTATCCGCGCGAAAATCTTTGCTAAAATCAACGCGCGGTAGTCGTCGTCATTCTTGCCATAGCGCGGCAAACCGTAGTCTTCACCAATCGCATCCAGCACTGCCCCCGAAGCGTGAAACAGGTCTTTAATGAGTTTGTTTTCCGTCGCGGTGTCGATAAGGATTTGCAAAGCGTCAGCCGTGACTTCAAAGAGCTTTCGGATGCGCGATTTGGGCGCGCTGCTCTTGTCATAGACATCAGGCAGTAGGTCAATGTACTCGCTCAGGTTCATATCACAGTCACCGTGATGTTGATTTTCCCAAAGTCTGTGTAGGCTTCTTCGTGCGTGTCAATTGCTACAGTGTCAAGGTTTATAGGTGCTGGGACTTTAGCCAGTTTAACCACCGCATCGGCCAGACCCGGAAACCTGCCAGGGTTGTTCACATCGAACAGCATGGCCTTGGCTTTCCACGCGATTACGTCTTCGCCGATTTTTAATCCCGGATATTGCACGTTGTCTGGGTCAACGCCGCCAATGTACTTGAGGATTTGGCGTTTAACTTCTGGATTGCTCAGCGTCGGGTTGTACAGAGAGTTTACAGTCAATGTTACATCCACGTATATCGCTACATCTATGACGCGCGAAAACTTTTCAATATGCGGATTGCCTTCTACGTCATAGACAGTGACAGATTGAGTTCCCGCGGACGCAATACCAGCAGGCCGCGCGGCAAAAATAGCATTGCCGATGTCTATGTCTGCACCGCCACGCACGGTGATTTCAAAGGAACCGGGTGGGATAATCCCGATATAGTCCAGCGTGGTGTTCTCCCTCGCAACGGCGTCAATGACGCCTTCGACCTGCAGCACGCGGTTAAGAATTGCAGAGAGCGAGGACGTGATGCCCAGTGCCCTGTCGTCAATCGCCCGCTTGCGAAACTCCGCATCTGATTCAGTGTCTTTGCCATCCTGCGCCGCTGAAATGTTAGTGACAGCAGTTACTCCAGTCAGCGGCACCGGAATAAACGTCAGCGCGCCGATGGGCGCGTTACCCGCTGCACCGGCTAATTGTGCGGTTACGCCAACGTCCACTGTGCCACCGGCACCAATAGTTACTGGTGCATCCGTCTGGTATTTGCGTTTGTCTTCTGTTTCGACGACAAACCCAGCGGGCACGTTCGTTCCGGGCGTGCCGGTGATTCTGAGCGTTGCTTTGGCTTTCGTTGCTTGCTTTCTTTTCGTCGGCAGTGCTATTCGGTCGAGCTGCACTCCCTGCGCAGTGCCCAGAAAGTTCGAGTAATAACTGTCCTCTGAAACCTGGTACAGGTCTTCTTTGACCTGCGTCAGGATGTCAGCGAACGCGCCCAAAAACGATTCCGGCTCAAGCGACGGCTGATAAGTGACGCCACCGATTGTCTCGGTAAACTTTGCAATGATGTCGTCTTTTATCGCCTGTAGGATTTGCTCGCGCGTGGGGCGCGTGAAACCATGCGAGTCAATCATGCTGCACCACCACCAGATACTTTCCCGACATCTGTCTTCACGGTGTACGCAATCTGAGCTTTGCGATTCTTGATGTCAATCGTTACATCGACTACATCCTTCACGTACTTGATTTTGCTCAGGGCCGATACTATGATGCCAATCAATGCTTGCCGATTATAGGTCAGCCGAAACACACCAAGCCAATCCACGCCTCGTTTTGGGTCTGCGAACCAATTGCCTTTCCACAGAGAGATTCCCACATCGCAAATTTGCGTGACTGCTTCTTTGTCGTATATCCACGTAGGCCGCGAATTCACGTCCATCGTGATGTCCCCGGAGGGTGTAAGTTTAATGTCTTTCAGTGCCATATTACTGCGGTGGACTTGTCGGACTTCCTGCCGTGCCCGAAATATGGACGTGCGTTCGGAGGCTTATCGGCCCTGCTTTCACGTCGCCCGATGCGTTGACGTTCGCCGCGCTCAGGTCGCCTGTCACTGACACGTCCCCCGTGACTGCCACATTGCCCTGCACGTTGACGTTGCCAACAATTTTCACACCTGCATCACTCAGGGCGATATATTTTCCGCCTTTGCCAATAACCAAACCCGCCTCTGACCATCCAGCAGGTGCTGTCGTGCCTTTCGGCACCAGCCCACCAGTAACGCTGCAGTTTGAGAGTTGGAACCTCAGCAGCTTTGCATTCGCCCGCGTGTTCCCGTCAATCGCAGGTTTCGTTGCTGAAGCGTAGCACGATACATGCACAAGGTCGCCGGTCGCATAGACTGGTCGGATGTAGTACCCACCGGCATAAATCATCTCCACTGGCACATCTTGAATATCTGGGATGTCTTGTTTCTCGCGCTTTCCGCTTTGCGCGTCTTTAACTTCGGCGAACAATCGTGGTCTAATTGTCGCTCGCATCGTCGTCTTGTCGAACGTCAGTATCTCCGCAACGAACGACATCTCGACTCTCTCAAGCGCGGCCAGGATGGCATCTTGTATCAGCAGTTCAAAATACATGGTTATATGTTCGTGATGACCGGCTGCGTCGATATGGGGCTGCCGTCCATTGCGACCACGTAGCCGATTGTTGCCGAAGCGTCCGAAAATTCGTAGTCCGCATTTACCACCATCCCCGTCAGGCTTTTAGTTTCTGCGCTGCGCGACCTGTCAAGGTATTCCGATTCTATGCGCACCCACTCACCGGGGTAAAGGACGCGCGGCAATCCAAACAGCGTCTTGACATTCCAGTGCGTCCAGTTTACCCGCGCGGGGTGCTCAATCATTCCGGTTGTCGCGCTAATCACTGTTGGCGTCTTGCTGTCCGCGATTGCCGCTGTAGCGCGGAATACGTACTTGCCTTGACCATCCAACGAAAACGCAAACCCAAACTCACGCCCCAGATTTGGAATTACTGTGCTTAGGATGGGCAAAGCAGTGTACATCACGTCAGCGGGTAAAGTTACTGCGCTGACCCGCTTATCCGCCTCAAGCTCAGATATGTCATATTGCAATCCTGGTATGCGACCCAGCAGGTCTTTGAGCACCTCTATCAGCGGCTGACCTGCTCTGTATTGCTCACTGATTCTTGTGTTTGGCCCAAACAGCATTCCAGTTGACGCATCCGATAGCTGGACTGTGAGCACGCGCCCGCCGACAATCTTCTGGTCATAGACGTAGTACGGGAACCCGGCATACACCATCGGAAGCGCGTTTTTGAGCGCTTCAATGTCGCCATCATACGGCGCAGCATATCCAGCGCGGATTTCCACGCGGGGTCTCTGCTTATAGCTAATTGAGTCGAACGCGAACGCATCAGCCAGGTTTGCTGATGGGTTGTGGATTGTTAAGTCACACTGACCAAAAGGCGTCGCGAATGCTTTTGAAAATCGAAACTCATATGCCAGCCCCTGTCTGTGGTACGCCTGACGGAACAAAATTTCTCGGATAGGCGCATTCGTGTACTCGCCAAAGTCATTTGTCGCGGCAAATACTGATATGACAGCTTGGCGCACTCTCATGTTTCTATGATTCCAGTCACGATTTTTATCTCGCGGCCAAAGGTTTCGTCAGTCAATTCCGTCGGCCCTAAGCCAGTGGCTTCATAGTCGATATTCAGCGGGATGAGCTTGTCACGAAACGGCGCCAATAGGCTGTCCACGAAATCTTGGCCATAGACCAGCTTGTTCGCGAACACAAACGTGCGCCCATTTGCCGCAAAAACTTCCATCGTGTAGAAGGGGACATCCGCAAGTTTGTTTTTGCGAAACCTGCACATGTACCCTCCGGTTGAAAAAGTGTAGTATTTGTCTGCGGGGACAATCTTTGCACCAACGTCCAAAAATTGTACTTTGAGACTCATGCAAACGGATTCCTTGGCAGTGACACAAATTTTTCGAGCACGCCGCGCACGCCTTGCAGGCCACCAGTGAACGGCTCTTCAATGACGTACAAATGTTTGAGCGTTAGCTGTATTCCGATACCATCACCATAGCCAGCTTCAGACATCACTTGCAATCCTTCTATCAGCCAAAACAGGTCGCCTTCTATCTTTGAGATTTTTCCCAAGTCCACTTTCACGCCGCGCACCTTGACCAGCTTGCCGGATGATTGCCAGTCATAAAGCACCTGTAGTTTCCGCGTCTGCTCATCAGCGCCGAGGTCGAAAAACTTACTCGCGACACTTATACCCGTTCTAATCGTAGAGACGACCGCTGGTGCTAACGCCGAAGCGCGGCTTAATAGCGCGCCCAACGGGTCACGGCGCAAGTCAAAGTTTCGATTGCTCAGCACGCCTGTCAAAGTCATGGGTATAGAGTTACGAGACACATAGTCAGCTACACTGCCGGAGTCTTCAATCGGATGCTCTGTGATTTGGACAGACATGTCCAGAGTCTCAGATTCAGTAACGTTCAGGTACACGATGTCATTGCCATCCACGTCTTCAATAGACACTTGATTTTGCAGCACTTGGTCTGCTATGCTCAGCGCATCGCCAAGGTTGTTCGCTGCAATTTGACCAAACAGCGCCATTACGCTACTCCGCCCAAACTAAGATTCTGCCGCCAGATTGTTCTGGCTGCGTGCTCTACCGCTTCAATCACCGCGCGTTTTACATCGGCGACATTCCCGCCGTGAATACTGATGTTGTTGTTGATGGTGACACTCCCACCGCCGCGCAGGTGATGCGTTGGCAAAATTCTGCCGGTGGTCGCTGGCATAAAGACTTCAGGCCCTTTTTCACCAACGATGTATGGGCCTTCGGCGCTGGTTACGCTGCCGCCAAGTGCCTTGCCAGCGAACCTTTTGTAGAGCGACTCGCCTTTCTTAACCGCCCATTCAGCACCTCCACCCATCAAATCACGCATCTTTGCTTCTAACCGTTCGACTTTGGCCGCAGATTTGATAGTTTCTATCGTTCCACCTTTTTCACGTATCGTAGCCTCTTCAATCTCTTGAATTGCGACCGTGCTTCTAATCGCTGCACCTGCTGTCGTCGCAAACTCATCTGCTGCACCCTTGATTTCCGGCGCGGCTTCTTTTAGCACACGTGCTATATTCTGCATCCCAATGTCCGCTGAGAACGTGTTTTGAAGCATTGGCGCAAACGCTTTAATCATTGCCTGCTGTTGCTTACTCAGCCCGCGCCCGTCCTTCACTATGCCAGAAGCCAATGCGCTCATGGCCTCATCCAGAGTTTCATAGCCTTGCGATTCCGCAAATAACTTTAGCACGTCAACGTTCGCTGTAAGTGTCTCCGCTTTGACCCCCAGGTCGGCAAATTTTGTCAAGGCAGCTTGCGCGTCTCGAATGTGGTAGTAACTATCTGTGAAGACTTTAATGCCATCTCCCATGACCTTGCCCAGCGCGCGATGATAATTGCTTTCTACTACTGTCCGTTGCTTGTATAGCTGAAACTTTGCTTTCGCGTCTGCCGCCGAACCTTGCAAAGCAGTCAGGGCCGCTGCGATGTACGGGCCCACAAAGTGAAACTGGCTGACTGCTTGATGGAACCCAGACCCGGCACCTACAGCCGAAGCCATAGCTTGCCCCTTTGCGTTCATTTGTTGCACCGCTGCGCCTATCTTTGATTGCCCTGTACCAGTTTCTCCAGATATACCAGACAGAGCCTTATTCAGATTGCCGGCTTCTTTAGCGCCTGCTTTCATCGCAGATACTTGCTTGCGCAGCGTTTGCTCGATTTTGCCCAGCGACTTAGAGGCAAGGTCTTTGATGTTGATTTCGGCGATTGCTTCCTGCAGCGCCATTAGACTTTACCTCTCACCTTAGCTATCCGCCACACCTGATATATGTCATTCACGCGCATGGTTTGCAAGTCTGTGTAGCTGAGCAACCCACACTCCATCAAGTCGTACCACGCCACCATCAGCGACCCGCGAAATTCTCTGACCAGCATTGCGCCGCGCTTCTTATCAGTCTTGGATTGCAGCAACGGCTCAATCGTCCTGAAAAAGCACCTCCCCGTAGAGGCGCGTCCAGAGTTGGAACGCCTCTACTTTGTGCTGAGAAAGATAATCTTCGGTTATCGGTGGTGACTTGTCATTCTCCGGGTACGTGTGCGCGATTCCGATTTTTAGGGCAGCGGTGCGCGCGTTGCTTTCTGAATTCATCGCCTCGTGCAGCTCGAAAAATGGTGGCTCTTGAAACCGATACTGGCGCCCATCTTCAAAAACAAAGCGCCACACGTAGCGTGCTTTCTCATCCCGGATAACCGCAAACTTATACTCTTTCTGTAGCTGGTCTAACAGCGTCATTCTTCTTTGTCAGTTTCAGTCAGTTTACCAGACAGGATTTCCCATTGCCTCGGTTGTTCTTCTGCTGCAAAATTGATTCGCGGACGCATTCCAATCACGCAGTTAATTGCCTGCACCAGCTCCTTGTATGGGCCGGCTTTGCGGACAATCTGCGTGTCAAATACTGCATCTGACTCCAGCAAAGAAGCAAGGTAGTTCATCGAGCGGCGCGCGTTCTGCTTCAACGTGATTTTGATTTTCGCCGAACGGTCAAGGTTCTTAACGTAAGTGTAATCGCCTTTCGCGCCAACCTTAACCATGTACTCTTCCGGCTTTAGCCGTTCGATTTCGACGAAGGTCTGCTCATCGACGCCTTCAATGGTCACGCCATTGACGATGATATTGACGTCTTCGGGATTATATTTACCTTGAAATTCCTGCGCCATATTACACCTCGCTTAACAGTATCACGCCGGTCACTTCGGCGCGTTCAATTGCACCTGATTCGACATAGGCAAACTTGATTCCTTTGTACACGCGGTTGGTGATGTCTGCCGGGTACATCACCTCAACCTGCGCCCGCGAAAGCGCGGTGACCTTGAACCGGTACTGCCCATCCGATGACACTTTAGCCTGCTGCTGTGTCTCGACCGGCGCAATCAGCCCAAGCTGACCGGCCGCTGTCAGGCGGTTGGAAACAACGCTCACAATTTGATTGATACCTTGGTCAGTGTATGGTATCTTCGCGCCCTCAGCAGCAGCACGGAGAAGCAGGTTTTGGATGTCGATTTGCAGATTGAGCTTTATCCACAATCTTCCAATCACGTTGTCCAAATACAGGTTGCCTGACATCGTGTTGATTTGTGCGCCATCAACGTAGTCCACACCATTGGCGCGCACGTACGAATTGCCCTTCTTATTGCGCACTGTCAATAAGTCAGATAGGCTCGCTGTTAAATTAGGTGTCTGGCCTTGTAAGCGCGACTGAAACTTCCAGCCAACGGTAGGCACGCTTGGCAAACACTTCGCTGCCCACGACGCCTCTGGGTGGTCTGCCGGTGCGTCGTGAATGATGTAAGCGATATGGTCGCCCTTGACGTTATCCAACCTGTTAGCATCGGAGCTTACAAAGAGAGCGATTCTGTCTGTGTTATTCACATAGTCCGCTATCGCTTGCTGGTCGTCCTCATCTGTGCTGGTAGTGAGCACTGCAAACCAATCGCCGTTGTCTCGTGGCAGGATTGTGTTCGCAAGGTTGGCAGGAGTCACGTTGTAAGTGTTCAGCAAGTAACTGACATTTGGCGATGGGCTTGAGCCCAGAATGTTTGCAATGATTTTCCACTCTGGGTCAGTGGTGTCATAATAGTACTGTATTTGAGTCAGCGACTCGACGCGCTGATACTCAAGGTACGCGCTGGTGGTCGTGCTCAAGGTTTGCACTATCCCCGACCCTGTGCCTGTTGCTTCAAGGCTGATTAGGTTCGTAATTGAAGGCGGAGCGTTCGCAACGAAGTCAGCGATAAGGTCGCGCACCCGTGCAGTGTTTGGTGCTTCGATTTCAATCACGCCGCCTACAATCGCATAAGAGTACGAAGCCGCGTAACTCACATTTAGCTGAAAGGTTTGGTTGCGCGCTACTGATTTGGCAATGATACCGCTCGAACCTGCTCCCCACTTCACGATTGACCGCGAACCAGTGTAGCCGATTAACAACGGCACACCGAAGTTCACGCCGGTCGCGTTTATCACTCCGTCGATGATGTTGATGATTACGTCCTTGATTGCGCTCATTAAATTCCTCCTGTTACTGGTACTTGTTCAACGTTCACTGTCTCGATAATATCGACGCCTGTCTTCGTCCTGATGTCTGTCCAGTGGAAAGTAATGTCAAACGTCAAGCGTCTTTCAAAGAGTTCTGCTTTGTTGATTCGCAGTTCTCGGATAGGCGATATGATTTGCGCGCTCACGTCATCCAGCGCCTTCATTGCATTCCGCCACTCGTCTGTCATCATGTACGCATAAAGGTCGCGGATTTTGTTTCTGGCCGCCACAAACTGGCCTGCTTCATAGACAACGCCAAGCTGCATTGTTGTCTCCACGGGTATTGCGTAAGTTTTGGTTGGTGTGCTCCCCACCATGACGGTTCTGGTCATGCGTTGGAAGCCTTTGTACCGCTTCTCATCCACCAACGCTGCTGTGATGTACGGCAACGGTGGGGTCTCCACGTTTTGCCCCTCGTCAAAAACGACGTCAATGCCTGTGGCGGTTTTGATGATGGTATAGATTGCCGAAAGGTTAAGCACTGACTGGCTCCCTGGTTGGCCTTACTACTCTTACTCGCGTGTAGTCTCCCTGAGTCCGATAATTTACCTCGTTCACGACGTACTCTTTGCCTCGGATTAGCACGACATCATTCAACGCAATCGGTCGGTCACCTTTGCGAATCTCTCCCTTCGCGTACACAAATAGCATGTCTTTTCCAACGCTACCGTCAGGCATCGGGATGATGCTCTTTGGGCTTTGTTCGCCGACCACGGCCACAAAGTCCATGGTGTCTGTCTCTATTGAGCCGTACCGGCCATCAGGGCCTGCGGAACGGTCGCGAATACTCCAGGTCACTGTCTCTTCTATCCAGCCAGACAGAGCAGCGTGCAGGTTCATTTCGCCTCGACTTCGATGCTGTTGATGAGCTGACCAGTCGCAATCAGTGGCAATGATGAGTATCCCAATTTTTGCTTTCGCAGCAACGTGCTTTCGGCCAAAGGCGGCTTCAATCCTTGCCGTATGCCGTTTTGCACAAGCTGTTTGAGCGTGTTCGCCACCGCATCTTTCGCGATAGCGACATTCAGCTTACCGTTGTCACCGTAAGCGTTTTCAATCGTCCTCACCAGCACCTTACTGACCAGAGCCATCTTTTGCTGGTCTCGAATCACTGACCGGATAGGCATTCTTGCCGGAATGCGTTTGTCAGACGTGCCAAATTCGTGGATAGCAAGCAGCTCGTGGTTTGATATTCCGCCTGCGTGCTCTCCAGTTGCGCCGATGCGCCATTTGGTTTTGCCAAGCTCTTGCAACGCCTGTTTGAATTTTACAAAGCCTTTGTCTTTGACCTTCACGCTCATACTGACACGACAAAGTCTGAGGTCTGCAGCATCCCATGAAACACGTGCAGAAACGGGCTCATCCCAGGCCCGGAATACTGCACGTCAGAAAGTGATATGCTGACATCACCAACTGCCTTGCTCAACGCTGTGCGCGCGAATCCTTGCAGATACAGAATATGGCAGATAATCAGCCGCTCCATTAAGTCATAGTCACAATCAGTTACGTTCACACCATATTTACGCAATATGGCCGGCGCGTCTTCTATGGCCTGCTGGAGCGTATCATCAGGGATGCTGTCTGGAGGCAGCATCCGCTTGATTTTGCCAATATCTGCCATCCTGCGTTACGCAATCTTCACGCCTGCGTACATGGTGGATGGGTGCTTCACCATGATGCCGGACGTCTTCATCTGCATCACTTGCGTGATTGTGCCGAACTTGTTGACTTCTGGCGCAAGCATGACAAGCGGCTCGATTGTCGCAATCGCTTGGTACTGCTTCTTAGAGTCCAACAGCATGAACGCAGTATCCGCGAACAGGTTGACTGGCCTTGTGGTGCCGTCGATAGTGCCTTTTTCCATCGCGTTTGAAGCCACGATTTTAAGCTCGTTACCCAAGGCCAGACGAGCCGCGCGTTGAATCCACTCAATCAGCGGAGTGCTGTCAACGTCAGAAGTACGCTTGAAAGCAAGTCTTCCTGTCAGGATGGACGGCGGTAGCACGAAGTGCGTCGCTTTGTAAGTGTTGTTCCGGTTGATGTACGCGAAACCTTTAGCCAGGTCTGCGATAATCTCATCCGATGTCTTTGTACTCCACTCTGGCTGACCACCGCCACCGTTTGCAACTGTCTCAACTTTGCCACGTGAAGCTGCGTTGCCACCATACTCGGCTGGGTTTGTGGACATGAAGTCTGCCACACCCAGAATGCGCCCACCAGCTACGCCTTTGATTTCTGCGCCTTTCCAGATTAACCGGTCGTGTACGCGGTCGATGTTTTTCTTCGCGACGTTCAGCTTCTCGGTCATCAAATCAACGAGCGGGGACAGGCCACGGTCTTGACGCAGCTCCATGTACTGGATTTCATCCCGCGTGATAGAGACCGCTTGAGCGATTTTACACACTGGTTGGAAGTTACGGTCTAACCTGACATTTCCAGTTCCGATTGCTGGCTCTTCGTCAGTAATCGCGACCAACGAAGCCTCGCCGGTTTCAGAGAGCACGTCGAACCCTACTTCGCGTGACCCAGGGTGGAATGATGTGTCTTCTTCAAACACTTCCCGCGCAGCGAACGGTTCGTCAGCTTGCCGCACCAGCTCTTGCGAAATCGTGAAGATTTCTTCGCTCGGAACAATCGCGTTGATGCGCACTTCCATCGGTTCGCCACGTAAGTTCTTGGTTTTGAAAGTTCCATTGTGGCGCGGTTTCAGGTCAAACTTGTAACGCTCCCCATGAGCTTCACCAATCGCGTCGTTGATTTTGTGCGCAAGCGCGATAACCCCGCGCGCAATTGGGTTCTGTGAAAAATCTTTAATCATTCTCATCTCCTTATGTGAGCGGGTACTCAGGCAGCCCGGAAAAGTACACTTCTGCTACTGTGTCGTACACGTTCTCCAGCTTGATGCCCGAATTCGGCGCAAAGGCTTTTGAATTTGTCGCTTCTGATGTCAGCCAGCCTTCTTTGCCCGTGTCATAAGACACGCGCAGGTTGGTCGCTGTCGGTTTGTTTGCCGGGTCAATCTTCACGAACAGATAGCCACGCCGTATCGGGGCAACCGCATCGTTGGCCAGATAGCGCCCGTTTTTGAAGTCGCCGGCGGTGACGCTGATAGGCAGCGCGCCAACAACGGCTGTAGAAGTGCTCGTCACTTTGTCGTAACCATTCGTACCTTGAGTTACCATCACGCCAAACGGCAGAGCTGTGATGAGCTTCTGCGTTGGCGCTGATAACTCCGCCGGGTCGTAAGTCCCTTTTGACCCAGCAGCTTGCTCTGTTATGCTGTGGACAGAGCGGGTTTGTGGATATGTCGCCATGTTCATCCCCCTTAAAAATCGTTAAGCGACACTGCTTTCCGGTCGCCCGAATCGGTGTAGCTGCTTAAGCCGTTGTAACGCGGGCGCAATGCTTCTTCTTTCGCGTGCTCCGCCTTAACGGCCAGCCATATTTTCGCTTCTAACGCACTCATTCTTTCCACGGTTTCCTTTGGCATTCCGTTCCGAATCAGTACAGACTTGCGGAACGCTGTCAAGTCATTCAACCGCGTTGCAAAGTCTTGCGCGTCTTCTCCCAGCAGCACCTGCGCTTGCAAATAGGCTTCTGTCTGCTGCGCAATTGTGTTTTGGATGATTTCCGGGATGCGCTTTGTGAGCGCGTTCGTCACCCGGTTCATTATTTTTTCTTCTTCGTTTGCTTTTTCGTCTGGTTTTGGGTTTTCTGCTTCTGTGTTTGCTTTTGGTTTGTCTTCTTTGCCATCGTATTCCTCATTTTCAGTTTTTTCATGGTCACTGTTATGAGCTTCTGTCAGCTTTGCGACCGCTTGAGCAAGGATTTCCAGCTTCTCTTCAATGGCCGCAATACGCGCGTCCTCTTGTTTCTGCTGTTCCTCTGTCTCAATTTCACCTTCCGCATTTTGCGGATTGGGCTTACCTGCTTCTGTGGTTTGCTCATCCACGTTGCGCCTCTTGGTTTTGTTCATACTCTCCTCCATAAGTTTTTTTGTGGCTTCACGCCACTTTGCACTGTTCATCACTGCCACCTCGCTGCCTGCTCTTCCTTCCTGCACCAGAGCGATGTGGTTCATGATGATTTCTGTCTGCACTCCATCGTAAGGCTCTCCACGATATACTCCCGGGCTGTCAATAACAACGCACCGATAACCTTGGGATAATTCGCGCAGCTCGCGGGATTTGATTTTCTCAATAACGTCTTTGTCCCAGACCTTAATCTTTCCAACGACGCGGTCATTTTCGCGCTCCGGGCGCGGGTCAATCAATACGCCTTTGACATATTCTTCAAAGTTTTCTGGAAGCACGTCCACAGAACGCCCGGATTCGTTCACCGGATGCTCAAGGACAAATGGGCATCCGTCACAGCTCGCCAAAAATTCCTTGCTGAAAATTGCGTCTCCAACCAATTCACGCCGGCCATACTCCGGGTATTCGAGCACCATCTTCTTTGCGACGACGACCGGCACGACCAAGAAGCCTTCTGGTGTAAGTTCCCAGTTTTCGGATAGCTCGCTTTTGACCGTGTAGTCACGGTTTGCCCTGCGCGATGGCCTGTAAGCCAGCCGGTTCATTCGCCGCGCCCAACGAAGCTGCTGCTTCTTAGACATGCTTCAATATCCTCAATGGCTTTCACGTGTCAAACGTATTTTTCTTAAACAGTTTTTCGTCAGACTTGTCAAACGCTGGTATAGCGCTGCATCGGCAGCGATAATCCATTCCCGGATGCAGTATCTTTCCAGATTTGTCGCGCGGTCGCGTGTCGTTTGGCATCGTTTGATTCCACAAAAAAAATCTGCCGCTGGGAATACGGTGCGTTGGCCGCGTCTTGTTGTCGTTCGTCGCGCTCCAGATATAGCCCGGTATTCCGGCGCTTGCCTGCCGTTCTGCGTTAATTGCTGCGTAGGCTTTTGCTACCTGGTCTTGCGCCACGAATTGCGCGTAGGCAGCGCCTTTGTTGGATTGCTTCAACACTGCTTCTCTGACAGCGCTAAAGTTTGCGCCTTGCCGCAGCGCTTTCATCACCGCCTTTTCCAGCAGCTCAGCTTGCTTGTTCACGATGCCTTTGATGAGCGCGAC